CAACTCCTTTAGCTTGAAGTTCCCTAACTGGAGTATATCTAGTATGTAAGTTTACAGTTTTTCCAAAAGTGATAATTGCAACATCTATTATCTGCTCTTTAGCTTGTGCTGCTGAAAATGTTTCTATCATATCTATTGTTGCATCATAAAGATTATCAATTTTTTCACCATCCATACTTCCACTAACATCCAACAATAGAATAACTGGTAATTTTTTTGCTTCTGGTGCCTTGTAATTATTTGGATTAAATGCCATAATTCTCCTCCTTAAAATATGTAAATTTTTTATTTTATACAATAGGTCTATCTGATGATAAAAATATTTCCCTCTCACCTATTGTTTAAATCTAAATTACTTATACTCTTCAATTTTCTAAAATTTTTGTATCTGTTTTATTGATACAAAAAAACACAGACTCTACAAAGAAAAGAATGTGTCTAATATCTAGTACTACAATTACTGAATGTTTTTATTTTTTATATTAGGTGTTATTATTTATTTCAGTGTTAGTTATATGTGGGATAAGGATGATTTTCGCAGCTTTAATCAGATTATCAATTATAATTTTATAATCTGTCAAATCATCTTTAGTTAATCTTTCAAATAATCCTTGTAGTTGTATTCTTATACTATCGTAAGCTTTTAATACAGATTGAATAGGTCCGTCATTTAAACTACGTTCAATTGATTCAACTACGTTGAATACTTCCTTTTTGTATTTCCATTGAAGATAATCTCCACTAGGTTTACCGTTTCCATATTTCTGTATTGCTGCTTCTATAAGGTCATGACGTCCTTCGTCACGTTTTGGATAAATTTCATTAAATAATTTATTGATATTTTGAGACATGTCAAATATAACCTTAAATTTAGTATCTGATGTTATATCATATGAATCAGAAAATTCTCTAATAATATTGCTATCTATATCAATAGTATCTTTATTTAATTTTCTAACATCATCTGCGAATTTACTTAATATACCTGTAGAAAATTTTATTAAATTTAAAAAACTACCTTTATTATTTAAGTATAGCTCACCATCGCTATCGAACTCTTTCATTATATTAGCATTTAAATGAGCATTTCCGAATTTGCTAGATAACAAATTCAAATTTGCCTTAAATTCAGAATTATCTTGTATAATTTTAGATAATACTAATACTCTATATAGAAATGTCGATTTAATTTTAACAACTGATGTCTCTGGTGTTACAGCTTCATATTGAACTTCTTCAACTGAATCAAAATCAAAATTTTTAAAAAATTTATCAGCTTCGTCAACTACTTCTGGATATGCTACTTCATATTTTTTCATATTTTCATCATATTTTTGCAAAATAATAGTAGTCTTCTTTAAAGATAGTTTATGAATTAATTTTCTAAATAAATTCCCTATATACAGCACTGCTTTAAGCATCTTATTAAGGATATATTTAAAACCTTTCTTAACACTTTCTTTGAAATCTTCTAGACCCACAGTCTCATATAATAATGCAGATGTCATAGCACATTCATTAGATATACTCATATATTCATCATATGATTTATCTGTTTCATCAAGAAAAGATAATTCACTTGATATTTCATCACTGATTGTAGTTGAATCTGCATCTATTAGTGCAAATATATTCATAAGGAATCATCTCCTTATGCAGCTTTTTTATTAGCTTTATTATATCTTGGTATATATTTACCCATCATCATAGTTAATTTTCTAATTACATTTTGTTTGAATTTTCTAGCATTAGTAACACAAGACATTAATGCTTTATATAAATCTTGCTGAATAGCGTCTTCTGGTGTGTCTGCCTCTAAAGCTTTCATAACATCTCTCCATATTTTGTCATTAGTATCTTTTGAAAGAATTTTAACTAGATCTACTAATGCTGGACCCATTTTAAATCCAGATGGAACTGTTAATTCTTTTAATCCATCGATAGGTTTAGAAGATGGATCTTTTAGGAATATATTATTATAATTAACAGCTTCAATTATAAATTTAGCTTGTGTTGCCATGTCAGAATTCGCATATGATTCAGCTTTTGTTCTCCATTCTGTAGCTTCATCTGTAAATTTTTGTACAAATTTTTCTAGAGTAGGAGCAATATCACTAGGAACATTTACACCTTGTGGTCTAAGAAGTTCATTAGTATCAATTTTATATTGAGTTAATACCATATATGAATGAATGAATAATTGAACATATTCTTGATATTCTTCATTAGATACTTCTATTTCAGCGGGATTATTCATTCCAGCTTGTGTAGCTTTATATGTTAATTGCTTTAATACTTTTTTTGTAGTTTGTTCTGCACCAAATAAACCTTTAATTAATGCTATGATTTTCTTTATAACAGCTTTAGCAGATTTAACACCTTTTTCAGCTAATTCTTTAATTCCTTCTGTAGAAATACCAAACTCAGCTGATATGCTTTCTAAAGCAGCTTCTTCTGCTCCAGCAGTTTTTACAGATTTATATGCTAAAACACTATTTAATAATTCTAAATCACTAATCATAGATTCAAAACTAGCCTTTTCAGCTTCATCATAAGATTTATCTATTTCTTCTAAATCTTTAAGTTCAGATTCTATAGATTCTAGTGCTGTTAATTCTACTTCTGGTTCTAATGCAGTATTTACTGATTCATTAGCAACTGATTCTTCTGCTATTAAACCTAGAGTAGCAAATAACTCTCTTTTTTCGTTAGTCATTATTTGACCTCCTTTTTATATTATTTTATCGGATCTTCTTCTTTCTCCGAATAATTTTTCTTAGTCTTCTTATTGATATCTGATTGCCTTTCTGCTTCAATTTTCTTAAGAGCTCTTCCAAGTTTAACCGCATCATCCATAAAGTTATGTGTTATATTATCATGAAGGTTGGCAGCTTTTTCAACATTAGTTACAATTGCTGTAAATAATCCACCAGTTTCTAATATAACATTTAGTAAAAACTTCATATATTCTTCATGGTCATCACGAATAAGTTGTATAACTTGGTTCATTTTTCTTCTTAAGTTTTCTGTTTCTTTGATATGTTTATCAAATTTCCATAATTCGGCATTATTTTCAGACACTGACACAAATAACTCTAAATTTTCAAGTAAATAATCATATGCAGTCTTATATTCTAGTTCAGATGTTCTTGGTTTACTTATAGCTTCTATATTTTGTGTCATATATTGTAGAGCAGCGGCTCTAACATTTTTAATATCAGCATCTTCATAAATACCTTTAATACGTGCAAAGTCATTAAATACGTTATCATTTTTAGGGTCTGGATTAGTTATATCTTCTAATACAGTCTTGATAGCATTTACAACTTTAGACATATCAATATTAGCATTTACAAATTTTAAACCACTAGCATTAGCTATAACTTTATTAAAGTCATAACCCATATTCTTGAAATCATCATAGAATGATCCCTTAAATACGTCAACTGACATGACTAACCCACACATAAGAACTACTTTTCTTATTAATTCTAGTATAACTTTTAAGTTTAAACTAAACATTAAAGTCTTATTATCAGTTTGATTTGTACTCTTTGTAAATATATTACCTACAAATTCATTCATTTCTTTAACTGTATGTGTTAAAGAATAACTAATTGATAACATTAGAACCATAACTTGAAGATTTGCACGTCCCCAGTCAGAAATTTTAATAGTTCCAGTTGAGTTTTTTGCTACACTTTCCAACTCTTTAAGAGATTTAATATAAGTAATGGCGTCTTTATAGGTTTTCTTTAGTACAGTAGAATTAGCTTTTTGTCTTCTAATTAATCTATTAAATGTACCGAAGATTAAATCTATAAGTTTTTGAGCCCATGCAACAATATTGGATTTAGCCTTACTAGCCATTTCTTTTACACGATCTTTAATACCTTCCATACTTGGTTCAAATGACCATATATCATCTATATCTAGATCTTCGCTAGTGTATTCCCATCCTAAGATGGCACTATTCTTAACGTCACTTTCACGTATGTTTGCGGCGAAAGCATCAAGTGCGTCTAAACTACTCGCGTAAGTTTCTAATCCATAATCATCCATAATTATTTTCACTATATATTTCACCTCCTTAGTAGCAATTTTATATAAATAAACGTATATTAACCGTCTATTTTTACAAAAATTTTGTTTGCATCAGGATTTTTTGTTCCCTTCTGCTACATCTTTGACTACTTGTCTTAATTTATATAAAGATGAGTGAAATTGTACGTATGCTTCCACTATATCTTCATATGTCTTATCAGGTAGTACTTTTATAAATTCATCTAATATAGTATAAATATATCTATATTCTTTTACAACATCACGCAGAACATCTCCAACTAATGGATTATCATAAATACGATGCTCTACAGCTTCTATATTATTATCTATAATCTTCTTAAGCTCTAATAATCTCTCAGGGAAAATATTACGTATCTGTTTAGATATGTTATATTCTTGAAGCTTTACTACTGTACGGTCTACTACATTTTGAGATGGAGCATCTGGATCTTGCCCTCCGCCGTCATCACCAAACATATTATCTCCAGCAGAATCAAATGATGCATCTCCGAAATCACTTCCGAAATCCATGTCTCCCATTTCTCCGGCCCCGAATGGGTCATCATCAAAGTTTGCTTCAGCCCCTCCATCATCACCTACTGGTTCATCCATACCTTCAGCTTCACCAGCACCGAATGGATCATCCTCTTCAGCTTCAAATGATGGTTTATAATCTTCTAGAATAATTTGATCATCTGGATATATTTTAGCTAAATTTTCGAACCATTGATTGATCTGTAAAATTCTTGCATTTCCATCTTCATTTTCTTTTCTTCTATTATCATATTCAGATAAAACTGATTCATTGCTAATTTCCATAGTTTTAAACGAGTTGCTATTGTCAATATTATTTCCGTTACGTATTTTATCATATATCATCAATTTCCTCCTTTTCCTAGAATTGCTGGACTAACTATTAATATCCATCGTCGGCTAATACTTTAGAACCATATTCACCATTTAAATTATAGAAACCTCCACTAGAAACCATTTTATCTATACGTTGTCTAGTTGTTAGAGTATCATCTTTATCGAATGTATTATATTTAATACGTTCTTTTTTGATTACTTCTCTTTTATATTCTATAAGTTTTAACTTAGCGAATTTAACTAATTGTATTTGAGAGAGTATTCTATTAACTTCTTCTTTATCGCCTTCATTACGAGCCATTTCGTATTGGTTTTCAAGTCTCTCAAGTTTAGCATCAAGATTATATTCAACTCTTTCTACAGATTTTATTCTACTAGCTAAATATTTACGCTTTTGTAGAGCTAAAATCCATGGTAAGAATATTATAGTACCAGTTATTGCAGTAAGGAAGAAACCTCTAATACCGATTAATCTAAGAGCACGAACTTTTTCTTCTCCATGGTCTAGTTCGTCACTTAATAATTTTTCTTGTAAACGAATAGCTTCTTCTTTTTCAAATTCTATTTTAGATTTTAAAATAGGAATATTCTTTAATGCTTTCCAAATAAATCCAAAAGCCTTTTTAGGAGCTTTTGCTAGGAAAACTATCATATTATAAGCAAATGACCCAGATCTAAGTCCAAATATTTTAATAGTTTTAAATAAATCTCCAATCAATCCTTCATTTGCTACCATTCCAGGAATAAAGTCAGCATCAAATATATCATACATATTAACTGGCTCTTCATAAGTATTAGTTAAAGGATTATATATACATACTTTATTTTGACCTACATAGTGAATATGTGAGTCTAAGTAAAGTAGTACAGATCCTTTATCTCTTATTGGTAAGTATAATACCGGATCGTCTTTAGATTCATTTACTAATTCATTTGCTGTTAAATTTTTAATTACAGTATTTCCTTCAAATTCTGTAACCATATTAAGAGAATTATATATATTTCCATTTTTTGTAGTTACTTCTATAGGTATATAATCATATTCTGTAATAGGAAGATCGCTGTTGTCTACTATTTTTATAACAGACTCCATTGATAATTCTTCATGCTTAGAACTGAATTTCTCTAAAATAGGATCATCAGGAGATATTTCACGACTAAATGTTGTATCAACATCGTAATATGCTTCTGTGATAACTTTATCGGTAGTCTGATTTGCACTAATGAAGTATTCTATATTAAGACGAATAGCATCTATAACTGTAATTTCTTTAGATTCATCATTATCTTTATATGTTAGTTTAGAAAGAGCTAACTTTTCTAAATCTTCATCAGTTTTACATTCTTGTAATGTAAACGTAGGCATAAGTTCACGTATCCATTCTACGTCACCTCTAGAACTAACCCCAAATGGAGATATCATTAATATACTACGATTAGTTATTACTATTGGTATATAACAATGCGAAGGTTCAAAGGTTTCAAATAGAAATAACGGAATTATTATGTTATTAGCTGGTTCTACGAATAAGAATCTCTTACACATAGCTCCAGGACTACATATTTCTATAAGTTTTTTAAGCTTAGCATTAATAAGAACTAGCTCTTTATTAACCGAACTAAAGTCTAAATTTACTAATCCTATAGAAATATCCTCAGACCCATTATCAGTACTAGCGGTATAAGAACGTTTATTAACTATAAAAGATTTAACTATACTAGTCGCTCTTCTAGCTGCTATATACTCAGGTAAATTATACATAAAATTCCCTCCTTTCTTATAAGATAATTAACAGTCCGGTTGTTTTTACCCGAAAAACAAGGCGGTGTTAAACAATATATATTAAAATGTAAACCTAAAGGAGGGTTATGATGTTTATAACTAATTATGCTAAAAAGTATGAAGAATGTAATAACTATGGCTATTATAAAGATTTCTTTAATGAAAACTATGAAGCGGCTGAAGTTATTAGAAAATGTGAAGCTATGGCCAGAGAAAAATATGGTAAGTTTAAAAGTATCATATACAATAAGAACAAATATGAAATAATGGAAGATCTTAAAGAAGCTGGATTATTACAATGTTTAAGTCCAGACGTAATTGAAGAAATTAAAAAGTATACAGAACTTCCTAATGACTGTGCTCATGCTTTCAATAACATTGGATTATCATATAACTTATCTGCTAGTGCAAAATTTATACCTGAAGAATTCTTTAATATTTATGGGCTTCTTAAAATTAAAGAAAGAAGTAAAACTGATTTATTTGCAGATAGTCATTTCTTTATTCTAAATGGAGATAATGGAAAGGGAATATTTGCTCATATTGATATCAGCAGACTTATTGGTATTGGTGTAGATATTAGAAAGTCTGACATATACAGAAGATATATGGGATATTCTACAAATACAGACTCAGATACTTCTACAAAATATAGTAGCGACTATGGACTAGGTATGTATGACGACTCTTATCCAGTTGCATGGTTTAATACAGATTTAGAGTATAATGCACTATTACTAAGAATAATTACACATAAGATGATTCACGGTGACAGAGAAATATTTGCAGAAGCTATAGTAAATGCTATATTAGATAAGTTTATAAGATTACAATTAACTTTATATACTTATGTGGTATACATATATGGTAATAGAGATATCGTATCTAATAACCTAGAAACATTTGTTAAACTTGCATTCTTATTTAAACTTGTATATAATAGTGTAAATGGAATCGATACAGATGATATAGGTGATAGTATTAAGAAACTTATGAGAGATTTTAGTTATTGTGTTCAAAATAGAGGAGCATTTGATAGTGTTATAATGACTGCAGACTTATGGAGAAACAGATTAATTAAAGGATATCAAGACTTACCAAGCTTTAGTGATGATGCTATAAATGAAGTTCTTGAAATGTATCAAAAGAAAAGACATGCTGTTATAACTATAAATAAAATGAATAGACCTGTATATGCTAATAAGATTATAACAGGAATTAAATTAGTTTCATTGGAAAGTCTTCAAGATGATATATTATCAGAATATAATTTAAAGAAATCTTATAATGCATTTAAAAATGCACCAGCTAGATATGCTACTATTGGTATGGAATCTGTTAGCGATAAATCAGAATTCATGGTTACTAGAAGTAGATTACTAGCTAAGTTAAGACCTAAAGACAGAGAAACTTATATAGATCTTGAAAATGATCTTATGAAAATAAAATCTGATGCAATGAATTGTAAGACAACTGATGGAATGAAGGTTCTTATGAATAAAATAAATACTCTTGGTAGTATAATATCTGTAGAAATGGATACTAAAGATGAATTTCTAAGAGAAGCTTTAGGACTTTTAGATGCACAACGTATAATACTAGCAGATATGATGGCTAGTCGTAGTGTAATAAAAGAGAATTCTGGAATATTATATGGTATGGTAAAGCTATAAAATAACAGCGGGGGCGAAAGCTCCCGTTTATGTACGGAGGTATTATGGTTAGTTACGAAGAAATTATGCATAATAAACATGAGAAATTTGATAACTTCCTTAAGGATCTTGGTATAGAAAAAGATGTATTGGTAAACTTTGTTGATAGTACATATGATCAATTTATACGTAATACTAGAGAAGAAATAGCCAAGTATAGAAATGAAGGTATAGAACCACCTGAAAATTTGATAATAGATAATAATATATCATTTCAGGAGTATAATGAGAATAAGCAAAAAGTATTGGAAGCAATAAGTAATTTTATTGAAGCTGAGAATGAGAATGAAGGTAAAGAAGATGACTTTAGATTTCCATATTGTGAGATATTTAATGGTAACTTCCCTAAACTTGATAAAACTAAATTATCAGACCAGGCTAAAGTTGCACTTAAAGTAGACGGCCTGCCAGATTTTGCTTATGATATTTATTATAATGCCGAATATAAAAAAGCTATTCCTATATATTACGATTATAGTACAGTCAATCATCAATGGGTTGAATTCAGTTTTATGTTAGAGAAGATGGGGGATTTCTTAGGTATTAATATAAACCATAAGGCTCCTCTTATAACTCTTAACCGGATGTTACTTGGTATAGATATAGATAATCCTGTCATTAGTAGTGAAATTCAGATAGCAGCTGCTATTGAATGTGAACAGAATCCTATTTATATGGTTAGAGAAGCTGGTCGTATAATGGACGAAGCTACAGGAGAAAGAATACCATATGAAATGACTATTGCCACATGGACGTTCTTATGGCTGTATGCTCAAAGATTTAATATCTATCGGGAACAGTCAAGACAAACTGGTAAAACATTCGACCTTACTAAAGTATTAGGAATGGACTGGGGAGCTGGTCTTCGTAATGCTAAGATGTTAGTAGTACACTTTAACCAAGATGAAGCTGGTAAGAACAGACGGGGAATGATAGATGCTGCTAATATGCTACCAAGATTCCTTAAATTTCATACAATAAAGACAAAAAAAGTAAAAGGTAAGCAGATGTTAGTGGAAGAGGAAGATTTTTCTCCTTCTCTTAAAGCTAGAGAAGTTAAAAATGAAGAAAGAAATAACTTCCTAAAGATATTCGCAGTAGGTACAAGTGAAACTCAAGCAGAAAGAACCGGGCGGGGAGACTCACCTAGATTCGTATACGTAGACGAAATTAACTTTATACGTCATACAACTGCAATGCTTGGAGGTATACTATTTGCACATGGTACTGCTAGACTACTTGCTATACGTAGTAACCAAAGACATGGAATATACTTCACATCTACACCAGGTAAACTTAATACTACAAGTGGAAGACTTATGTATGAACTTGTATTTAAAGAAATGGCTCAATTCGATATAGAATTCTTTGGATATACATATGAAGAACTATGTAAAGTAATGAATAATAGTAAGAAACATTTCTGGACTATGAGTTATGAATACTTTGAACTTGGATTTAATGAAGCATGGCTTGAAAAAAGTATTAATGAAAGTAACGATAGAGAAGTATTTATGACAGATATGTTGAATCGTTGGCTCGAAGTTGATAGTGAAAGCTTGTATGGTCAAAAACTTATGGGACGTGTTAGTAAACTTGCTAAGGAAACACCTCATAGAACTCTTATGTTTATGAAGAATCATAAGATGACATATTTTAGTCATGAAGATATTCCATTCGAAGATTACCTCAGAAAGTTCCATGCTATTAGTATTGGAGTTGATATAGCCTTCGGGGGTAATGACAGTTCCGTTGTATTTATTATGGACATGGAAACATTTCAGCCCATACTCAACTGGAACACTAACTCATTAGACGTAAATGATTTTAGTTTTGTTTGTATTAAGTTCTTTAATTGGCTTAGAGAAGTTAATCCTAATATGATTATGGTTATAAACCCAGAAGTCGATGGTGTTGGTCAAATATATATGAATAATATGAGAAAGTCTGGACTAGAACCATATTTATTCAGGATTGATAAACACGTAGATAAGAACTTAGACGATAGTAGTTTTAGATTTACTAATAAAAAGCTTAGTGGAAATATATTATCTACATTTGGGACTAGACAGCGTAGTGCGGATACTAGAAAATATATAACTACAGAATTATGGCGTCAGCTTATAGATAAGTACCCATATGCATTTGGTAATATTATTTCATATAGTGAGCTTGGAACATTAAGAGAAGAACGTGGTGGTAAAATAAACCATAAATATGGATGTCATGACGATAACCTTATGGCAACTGCTCTTGCTTACATGGTTGCAATTAAACCAGATTATAGATTATCATTAGAAAAGAATTGGAACTTTATAGTAGATTACAGTAAGATAAAAGTATTATCTCTTACATCATTGGTAAATTCTCATTTAGAAGATACTAATTATTATAAAGAAGGTAAAATAGAATATGAAATTATTAATTATAGAGGAACTGATGATAAGATATATGATAAGATAATTGCATGGAAGTGGGTTAACGGATCAAAGGTTTATTTAAATGATGAAGAAATAAATGAAGAATGTATGAATGGACAACTGGCTAATAAAGAAGATATATTTAATATGAGACTTCCTAGTATGGTTACTATGTTAAATACATTTACTAATACTATATCTAGTGATACACAAATGATGGGAAGGGCTAGATCTGTCACATCTTATAATAAATATAATAAAAAAGATAAGAGATTGTGGTAATTTCGGCTATTAACAACCTACCTGTCTTAGATAATTCTTAAAGTAGGAGGTTTAGTGTATGAAATTATGGCAAATGTTAGTTGACGGATTTGTATACTATTTGAACACAGACTATGGACTATTTGTTATTCTGATATTATTATCAGCTTTAATAATAGCCGGAGTTATATCTTATTTTGGAGTTAAAAGTCTTGGTTTAGTTAAAGCACAAGCTGCTGAAACTATAAAAGAATTCCAAGAAAAGAAAGGCGACGATGCTAAAGTTGAAGTTGTAACAGAAAAGATTATAGAAAGTGTTACAAACAGACTAGAAAATCCAAAGTTTATCTTTAGAGGTAAAAGATTATTTTTACTAATATTGAGAACAGAAGCTGCTACTAAATATGTAACTTATTTAGTAAGAAATATTTGGAAAAAAGCAACTGGTGTCGAACTAAAGTAAAAGGTAAATAAAAAGCATACCCCAATTATGGTACAAAACCATAATTGGGGTATCACCTTTTATTTACGTTTCAAAATATATAGTTAATAAAATTGGAAATATGATAAAATTATCCTACCATAAATAGGAAAGTAAGATATAACTTATTTCAAAACTGAGGGGTAGTTATATGATAGGATAATTTTAGCACAGAATCGATAGTAACCGTATGTATTATTTCATAGCTCAATAAAATTTGAATTAGCTCTCTACCAAAAAAAATATCGATTCTGTAATAAATCAAAAAATAAAAAAGTGTAAGTAAGTGGGAAACGTTGCCTGCTATTATCCAGTTACGGATTATAACATTTTGAGAAGACTTTAATAAATGCTTCGTGCATGGGCCCAATCTCCTAATTAACAAGTCTCCACCTACGTATTATTTGTTGTATATAATTATTATTTATTTCCAAATGAATGGAATAATCTTAAAGATTTATGTAAATATACTAAGAATGTTGATTCTCTAGGTTTATCATCTACAACTACTTCTTTAACTGTAAAGTAGTGTATTTTAGGAGAACCTACAAAATAATTAACTTTAAGCTTTTTATAGAATCTACTAGTTATAAACCTATCTCTAATAACTTTTTGGAATTCTATAGTTTCATTTAAATCTTTATTCTTTTTGTCTTTAATAAGTTTATCATGCACTTTATCTGGTTCATGCTTATCTCTATGGAATATTATTATATCTTTAACATTAACAGGTTCAAATATAACCTTTTCAGTTCTCAATAGCCACTCTACCACAGCATCTCTAGAATCCATTTGATTATATATCCAATTTGATTGGTAGAATCTATCAAATATTAATACATGATGATGGTGTATTAAATCAGATTGATTATTAAATTCATCAAACATATTCATCATTGTATTTATTCTATCATAACAGAATAACCAGTTAAGTAAATACCTGTCAAAATTAGTCTTATTGTGCTTTCTTAATAATTTAGCTATAAGATTACCAATTTGACTAGTGTATGTAGGAAAACTTAATAAATGTACAGTTTGACTAGTATTATCAGATTTAACTTCTGACATAGTTTTATCTATATCTAGATAAAGAAACCTTGAGTAGGTTTCCTTACCTGATACATCATTACCTTCTATAACTACTGAATCTACATGAACATTTGGTTTTAGTTTAGGTAGATTTACAAATTTGTTATTTAATATTTGATACACAAGAGTCCTATTAATTTTGTCAGTACCTTGTAAATTTTGTGTATCATTTTTCATTTCTCTATTATACATATTTACTATAAGTTTCTTTACATAGTTTTCGACAGATAAAAATGCATCTAGACTATAAGGTCTATTATTAACTGTAAACATAGTCCACCACTTATAGACAGTTAGAGTTATAGTATTCATTCCAATCACCTCTTAATTCATAGTTTCAGTTGTTATACTCCCATCAGGTAATAAATTATAATTTATCATACCTTCTTCGCAGTATACGGTAGCTTTATTTCCAACTATTGAGCATTTAAATACATTAAACTTTAATATTTTAAATTTTTCATCATCTTTTATACCGAATACGTTTTCTTCATTATCATAATAAAATGTCTTCATCTTCTCACTTCCTCTGTTAGAAGTTTAGCAACATCTTCACGTTTTTCAAACTCAATACATCCATTAGGATGTACCATAATATGATGTGTCCAAGGGTCCATAGCTTTCGATAATGTATATCTACAGTCTTGTCCATCATTCATTATAATACAATCCTTTACAGATGTTACTAAAACTACTTCATCTTCAGTATTATCATTCCAAACACCTATTATTTGGTTTTTATCTTCTAAATATACTAACTTTCTTTTATTCATCACTATCTTCACCTAATTTCGTTTCCATTCCATCTTGTACCATAGCCTTACTATCATCTTTATCAGTGATAGGATTGAACATATTAGAAGCTTTGTTCATTTCATTAATACGCATAAATAATCCTATAGACGTTTTATGTTTAGTAAGGTCATCGCTATTTATATTATTTACTTCTAGTTCATATCTAGTCTTCTTTTCTAAGTTTTCTAGACATAATGTAGTAAACTTGTCTCTAAGTTCACATAATTTACTATCTTCTCCAGCATAATGTGTTAATGCATATGCTTCCATAAGATTAAATGGTCTATCCCATCCATCCATAGTAAGAGTTTGTCTTTTATAACTACTCATATATTTATTTTCTTTCTCAGCATCAATACTATCTTTAAATATATGTGGATATTCTGCAGACGGGTACATTCCACTACCTTTCTTAAATACTCCTATATTTTCACAATCTATAACAAGAGTTGCAAATCTATCAAACTCTGCATTTATATTTACAAGTTCAGTAATTGTACTTCCTTCAGTACCAGTTCTACTTTTCCACATACGTCCTTGTGTACTAAACGCATTAGTAGATGGGTCTAGATTAAGTCTAGATATTACATGACCTTTAGAAGCACTTCCTCTATCAACAGAGTCCACAACCTTTTCAAGAACAAATGCAGAAGATAGTTTAGCTTTTACAGCATTAGGAACTTTAATTTTCTTATCAATAGGAGCAGATTTAAAATCTCTTTCTGCTACATATTGACCAATCTTTGGAGCATTATCTCCTAAGTGAGCTACCCATATAATAATTATATTACCATCACAATAGTTAGTAGCAGATTTAGTAAATTCTGTAAGCTCTCTGTTTGTAGTAAGACCTACAGTATTATTAATTACATCTCCACCAGTTTCTATATCATTATTTGCAGATTTAATAGATGTTACAGTATCAACTATAAGAGTAACAAATGGCATCATTTTAAGAGTTTGGCCAGGATTTTGAGGGTCTGGGAATGATACTGGTTTATATTTCATTTCTTTATATTCAGCATCAACCTCTTTCATTATAGATGCTAAGTCATCTGGACTAGTTGTAGATATTACAGTAAATCTATCTGATATAGTTTCTTGATCTAACTTTGTAAGTTTCTTAAGTCTTTGATCTGTATAGACAGCATTATCTGCGTCTATTACTACTAATCTATGTAGTGGGTATCCTAAATGTAACCCGAATGATAATGCATCCATAGTAAACGTAGACTTACCAGCACCTGGTTTACTTGCTATACAGTTATGCGTACCGATAGCAAATCCTCTATTCTTGCTTATTAAAGTACCATCTGTTTTTCTAACATTTTCACCCATCATAATATCAAATGTTGCAAATCCAGTAGGGACATAACGATTTAAAGTCTTGTCTATTTTCTTATTTAACCAACTCATTTTATTTTCCTCCAATTTTATTAATTATATTATTTTATAGGTACATCAACCAAGTCATTATCTAATCCATATGCTTTAAGGACTTCACTCATATATCTTAGTGATTTCTTATTTTCTGGACTATCTGTTAAATCCTTTAACGAAACGTCTCCTGTTCTTATTATAGACTGTTTCATTTCACGTTTAGCAACTAAGTCATGAGATGCTGGTCCTAACATTTCTTTGATAATATTAGGAGAACCATTTCCTATTAGTGTACATATTTCGCTATCAGATAGACTTCCTGATTTAGACGCACCTGTTACTTGTCCTGTTATATTACGTAATGTACTTTCTTGTGCAGCTTTACCTTCTTTAAGAGCTATTTGTTGATTTGCTCTTACATATAATGGAAGTATAAGAAGTTTTTTATTAGAAAGTACTCCTTTACCATTTCTTATATTAACATGTGGTAAATGCACATATTCTTGGTTTATTATTTGTTCACTTTCTCTAACTCTACGTAATACGTGACGGTTTGGTTGTGCATAGAAGTTTAATATATTAATAAGATATTCTACTAACTGGTCTCTATCTTCACAAGTTGTTAATAGCTCTTCTATTCTAGCACCTTCGCTTTCATCGAGCATTTTAAACACACGTATAGTTTCAGATACTGCAAACTCTATATCTTCGTCTTTAACTTTATCATACTTCATATTATACCTCCGTTAAATCAAATCCATTTAAAGTATCGTAGTCTGTGTTGATACTTTCAAGTGCAGATATATCAACTGATAATTGACCGCTTGATAAATATAATACTAATAAAAGATATTGATATAACCATTTACGAAGTTGTACTTTATTATATAATCTAGCTTCTTCTCTAGGTTTATCAGCCATCATATTATATATTATATTATCTAATGCATCAAATATATAAGTTATATGTCTAGCAATACTCATAGATCTTACAAATCCTAGTCTAAAGTTTTTCATAGTAAGCTTATCACTATTACGTTTCATCCATTCATCAAGTATATTACTACAAACTCTAGATGTATTAATATATTGGTCTCCTAACCTACTTATAAGTAAAGTTCTATACTTCATATTCTTAGGATTATTATTACCAAGACCAATCATATCCAATATACGACTAGAAGGAGATTGTAGATTATTCATAGCTATTTCTCTAATAGCTTCAAATAAACCAGCACCAGCAACATTATTCTTACCATCAGCAGATTTAGCATATGCTATTTGAATTCTAACATCTGGGTCGTTGAAGTTCTTATGATACGCAGTGGCTATACTATTAATCATATTATTATATCTAGGAGTAAAATCTTTTAACATCTCACGGAATAATTTATCAGATGGGTTTTTAGTTATACGTTTTTCCCAGTTTTGAATAAATGATTCTGTTTTCTTTCCTATTACTATTAATAGGTTTCTACCAAGTTTATTATAATCAAGTCTAGAATCAAATTCATCTATAGTGTATTGCATTATAAGTTTATTAAATTTTCTAGGAAAGTATTTAAACATATATAAACTATAGCATAATATACCAAGAAAATTTATAAATATAGGATTTCTAGTTTCAAAATAACTAAATAGTAGTCCAAGTTTTAAAGGATCTGCTAATCTAGCCATTAGTCTATATTCAGAACTTTTAGATATCTCTTTCCAATCATTTGGAGATATATTATAAAATGCTGCAAACTTATTACGAGTACTTTCTCCTAGAATCGGGTAATTATTTATTAATCCATCTGTAAGAACTGACATATTCTTTTTAATATAAAGACCGATTAAATCAGAAATATTATCATGTGTTTCTTTAGTAGTACGCTCTTTATATATATTATATATTACATCTTTCATATTTTCACCTCACATATTTATTGTGTAAAATTACATATAACATCATAAAACGTCATATAAGCTCATTATACACGTTTTAAGGCTATTCAAAGATAAAAGTCATAAGATTAATAGTAAACATTTATAAAACGCGTAATAACAGCATTATAGAGCGTTTAAATACATTTATAATGGTATATATTATTTTATACATAAATTTAACCAAAAATAAAAAATAATGGATGGTAATAACCCATTATAAGTTAATACCATCCAAAATTTTACTTATCTTATTTTCTTCTTAATGCATGGAATATAGCCATTTCCATTTTTTGTCTCCAAGTAGCTTGTACTGATTCTGCAGCTGGGGCTTCTTCTACTTTTTCTTCTGGAACTTCTGGTTCAGTTCCTTGATCCCCGGCATCATCAGCTGGCGAACCCATATCATCAGATGATACATCATCACCCATTGTATCTTCTCCACCAGATCCTTCTCCTACTTGATCATATCTGTTAATAGTAACTTTATCAGCATCAAAATTTTCATCTTGAGAAGCTAATTCTGTTACAGTAGAAGCTAAAGTATCTTTACCTTCTTTTGGTTGTTCAGTTCCATCAGGCATCTCTTCTGTAGTAAATTCTTGATTTCCATCAGCAGTATTTACAGATTTCATTGTAGATACATTGTCAAATGATGTAGAACTGTCTTCAGATTGATTAGATAAATTTGATTTAGCAGCTTCTAAATCTTCGCTATCTCCACCAAGAACACCTTTCAATTCAATTGAATCTAGTAAAGCTAATTCTTCAGCAACTTCAGAGTAATCGTCTCCACCTTCAGTGGAACCTCCACTTGAACCTTCGCCGCC